TCCTCTTTGTAGGTTCCCGCTTTGCATTCATAAGTCCACATTATTCCATCCACTCCGATAGGTCTGAGTCAACAATCACTGCACGACGTTTACGCTTCTTCTCTTCTTTCGCGTACTCTTTGAATTCATCGTCAGCGTTCTTCACGGCATCAATACGCATACGTAGAGTGTCAATGAAGGGAGACGCATGTTGCATGTGTCCGTATCCTTCACCCTCATCATCAAGAAACTCTGCCACATCTGCCTCTGCGATGAACTTCATCTTCACGTCCTGTTGCTTCTTTTCCTTTTGGATCCGACGCAAGAACGCATACCATGAGATCTGTGTGAAGTAGGCGAATGCGTTTGGTTTACCCGAACGGGTTGCAGCTTCGATGTCATAATTCTCGATCGCTTTGAGGCAGTTCTCGACTGCGTCCATGACCATCTCTTCACGATAGGTGTAACGAACAAAGTTTGCCTTGTGGGAGAGACCCTCTGCGATCTTTAGAAAACAGGAAGCGATATAATCTGTGACGATGGGTGTAGAATTACCTTCGTCCTTTGCCTCTTGGACAGAGGTACAGTACGCGACTACCGCTTCAGAGAACTCTCTGTTATTAACGTAATGTGGTTTTTCTTTAGGTTTCATAATATACAACTTCCATTTTTTAATACGGTAATTATACCCTATTTTGACTTATATGTCAATCCAATTCCGGTGTTGTAAGCGACTCTTTGACGCAGTTCACTTGACGCGAAACGATGCGAACGTTCATTAAAATAGAACTCTATGCCGCGTTTACGCCCGATATCCTTACCCGTGAAATCCTTCTCACGGTACTCCTCACCCAGTATCTGGATGTCCAAATTATATAGAGACAAAATATCTTCAAGATCTCTTTCAGTCTCATAGGGTATAATCTCATCGACATACCGAACCGCCTTCAGTTGAGTGTATCTCTCGACCAAAGTCTGTATGGGTTTGTTCTTGGTGTCGGGTCGATCGATGGTAGGATCTGTTTGTAGACCCACGATCAGATAGTCGCATTGATCCTTCGCGTGTCTAAGGAGCTGGACATGACCTGCATGTAAGAGGTCAAATGTAGAGCAAGTAAAACCTATTTTCATAATATTTAAAAAATGCCTTGACAGAATCGCATTTATACTGTATAATCTCTTTAACCAAAGGGGAGAATAGTATACCCCTAGTTCATAATCATTCCGTCAGTATCAGAATCCATGAGATCATTCTCACGGTCCATATCATTCAAGAACTCTTCAAGTGACAAATCATCTTCCCACTCATCACGTTCCATCTGTTTTAGTTCTTGTGCCTCATTGTATGCAGCCATCTCTTTAATAGCAGCAGTGTACTGTCGATCCATTTCTTCCGTTGGAACGGCAATAGACATAATTTTATCGGAGAACACGACCATGACATTCTGTGGACTGTCTTGGTAAATCATATACGTCTTGAACGCATAGTACTTGTCTCCACTACTTAGTTCTTTCTCAATCAAGGAAAGTGCGTTACGAATAATAATTGAGTCGCCACTCTCAGTCATCAACTCGCATACCAGTTCTTCACCAGTGATAAGCTTCAAGTGCTTAATCGAAGAGGTTGCTTTCGACATCTGTTTCTACTCTTATTGGTTTAAGGTTTATGGGATAGATCTTGTATCTGAATCCCTCTTTAGTATATATCTTAATCCTTTCAGCGCTATGTTTCAGTGTAAAGTTCTTGTGACTTCTAATATGAAGATCATCAGCAATATCAAAAAGTCGAGTAGTCCGACCATCATCAGACTTACGAAGCCCACGACCAATCGATTGGAGAACTTTGACTTGAGACTTGGACGGAGTCGCAAATACAATATTATGCAAATTGCGGATGTTAATACCAGTACTAAAAGTACCAAGAGAAGCAACGATAATTGCATCATTTTCTTTTTCTACTATCCCTCTTATTTGTTCTCTGTCCGTGGCATCTACTTCACCAGATACGTAGAATACTTTACGTCCTTCTTCAGCCATAGACTTGATCATCTCGTGCAGAACCTTACCATGTTTCTCAACAAATTGGAACATCACGAGAGTGTTCCCCGTTTGGTCGAGTGCCAGTTTACTGATAAATCGATTACGGGGTTCATAGGTGACAATCGTATCCAACTCTTCCTGATACGACATCTCCTTGACTTGGTGGCAGACATCATTGTGATACCTCAAGAGGAGAACAGAGATATCCAAGTCTGCGAGTTGATTTTCCTTCTGGAGTTGTACTGTCCGCGTGACAGTGAATGTAGGTCCGAACAGACCTTCCAGAACCAGTTTGTTTGTCTCAGTCCCATCGAGCGTACCCGTAAGACCGAAACGGTATTTTGCATTGACACACTTGTCCATCATGGTAGTCAGTGACTTCGCCTTGAACAAGTGGACCTCATCACCAAAGACTGAGTCGAATTGCTCGAACCACTCCTTGCCGAATTTGTAAATGGATTGCCATGTAGATATGATGACACGTTTGTCTGTGACCTTCTCCTTACCGGAGTAGATGCGGTGACAGAACTCTTCTACGTCGTAACCGTATTCCTCGAAGTCCTTATACATCTGTTCTACCAACGACGTGGTTGGGACGATGACTAGGATCTTTCCTTCGGTGACCTCGTAACAATATCGTAGTAGGTTATAAATGATAAATGACTTGCCGCTACCAGTAGGACTAAGTAGAATACAACGTCGGTGTTCGACGCCGTGTGAAATAGCTTTGTACTGATAATCTCTAGGCTTGAATGGTGCATCAAGGAGAGATAGAAAATCGATAAGAGCAGGATGGTCGATGTCCTCCTTAAAAGAGGGGATTCCATAAGTCTCATGTTCAATGATCTCCAGCGGGTAGAATCGATCCGCGCAGAACTTACGTAGGTGTGTGTAGAGACCAACGTTCATCTGTTTGGTCATCATATTGTAAAGTTTAACTTTGCCGTCCCAGTGTCGGGACTTGTATGCAGGCATGTATTTGTAGCCAGGCACAAAGAACGAGAAGTATTCCTTCAACTCGTTCTCTTGAGCAGGATGAGCTTCCACCATAAAGTGAGAGTAGTCCTTCATCCTAATGCGAATCTTGTTATCCACCAGCCTCGAATCGACGATAATCAATCATATTCTTGATCGTCGAATGCCTCCATTTGATCATGTTAAGAATATCTGTAAGACTATCTATCTGTGCTTTAAGTGCGACAATTCTGTCTTCAGATTTCGAGATCTCTGGATCAGAGTCATAGTAGTAGTCCATCTCACCCTTGAGAATCTTGAGACCGTTAAATGGATCTGGATCCCACCCCTTCTCCTGTAGAGTCTGCGGGTCCATCTTACCGTTATAGTATAACCACTTCTCCTTCAACAGGATCTTCTGCGCAGCCTCTGCGCGACGTAGGGTCAGTTTGGTTACGGTGAGGTATTCTAAATACTTTGCGTGTAGCATAGGGATTTGACGTGATGTCTCATCCAGTTGGTGCATAGGAATGACAGAGTCCTCTGACCACTCCTTGTGTATCGCTTCAATATTAAGCATGTATAATCCGTGGGGTTTTCAAAACTACATTATATCACACATTGGTGATCGTTTCAATACAATCTTTCCAATAATCTTCGTCGTGACCTAGCACGTAACTAAGAGTCATACGGTAACATCCCGTCCTCGCCGCGTGATAGACGACATTCCCTGAGTCATAGTCACCGAAGTAACCAGCCTTACAGTTCCACCCCTGTTCGTCTTGAACTGTGATTACCTGTTCGGTCTTTGGATCGACATACTTGAACCATCCGTCTCCCTTTTCGGACCACGTGAAGATCACGTTGTATGCGGATGCGTCTGCGTTGTTGTGCCAACCGATGAAACCGCCTGGCGGATAGAGTGTTGATAGCGCACTATGTTGCACACCTAGTTCCTCCATCAAACTGGAGTTCAGTGCGTTCCACGTCTTGCGGTATTCTTCTGGGTGTGTCCCGAAGTAGTGATCTGGTTTGATGGGATGACAGACGGAGTTCTCGGCGGCACCTCTGTGATCTCGACCTTCGTCGATGACACGCCACATTTCTTCTTCACCCGTGAAGTGATCTGACTGTCCGCGCAACTCCTCGACCAGACATCGGTTTGTCTGTTCGGGTTGATATAACTCTCGATATGTATATCGGAAGTCTTCCAGAATCTCTAAGAGGTTCCGGTTCTTTATATCCAATTTTACCATCATGATATAGTGAATTTAGTAAACCTAAATGTTGCGTCGTATGTTATATAGGAGACATCTCCAGTGGTGGCATTGAGTTCTACCGAACCGATCTGGGTTGGGAGACACCCCTCATATCTGATTTTGATATTTGCGTTGTTGTGACTGGTGAGGATAATTACAGTTATGTCGTGAGATAGGTCTTCTGAAGTATCAACCGTGCGTTGCATCCAATCTTGCATCTCTTTGTATGCGATCATATCCTCGTCTAGGATAAGAGATATTCCCAGATCAGAATATTCGATAGTGTCTGCTGCAACAGGATATCTTTGAACCCTTGGCACAGGCATTTCAAATGGGGTTGCCGTAGAGCCGGGGTGGTTTACTGACTGCGCAAAGAATTCTAGGTTTCCGTATTTTGCGCGTTCGATGACGACACGGAATCCCGTAGGTTGCAAGAAGTTTGTGTTGGATGTTACGCTCATAATGAATCCTCTTAGTCACTTTATTTATACGCATAAAAAAAGGGAGTCCGAAGACTCCCTAAAAAATGACTAATGAATAGTTCTTTTTATTATGATCCTTGAACCATTAGGTTGTCAACACGGAAGATGCGGTAGTATGTGTTCGCACCTGCTGTGTTAGCCATGTCGTGTTGGCCTGGACCTGATACGAATGGGTTTGCAGCCATACCGTAACGAGTCTTGAAACCAATCTTAGGCTGGAACGTATCTTCTGCAACTGCCTTGACCATCTGTAGTGGTACGTATGGGCAGTAGAACATACCTGCGTCGTATGCGTTTGTTCCCTTATAACCAACTGTTAGGTAATCAACAGTTGCATATGGGTCGATGAATACGCGTAGACGACCGTTTAGAGTACCAGCGAATGTGTTACCAGTATCATCTACTGATAGACCAGCGCCTGGTGTGTAGTCTAGTTGACCAGAAGCTGCAAGTGCAGTAGCAACGTCAGATGAACATACAACGATGTTACCCTTACCACGACGTGTAGCCTTCGCGATTGCGTTTGCTTCACGATCGATTTGCATTGCTAGACCCTTGAACTTCTCAGCAGACCAGCGACCGTCGCCGTCTGTTGATACGTCAAAGATGCCTGGAGCAGCGACGTTAGAAGTCTGTGCACCTAGAACCGCTTGAGAGTTGATTGTGCGAACGATTTCGCGGTTGATCTCTGCAAGGATTTCTGTAGACAGAATGTTTGCTAGTTCTGTCTCTGCGTCAAGACCGTGGATTGCCTTTAGGTCTTGCGCTAGTTCTAGTGAGTACTCAGCCTTTAGTGCGCGTGACTTAGCAACAACGCTCTGCTTCTCGATTGAGAAACCCATTTCTTTGAATGAACCGTCAACTTCACCTAGAGACTCAGAAGCGCCTGTAGACATTGGACGGCCTGGTAGACCTAGTTCACGACCTGTTCCGTCTGCCTGTAGACCAGAAAGACCTGAAGATTCGCCTGCTGCATCGACTGCACCAGAGAAACCAGATTGTGGCTCGTCAAGACCTAGAGCTTCTGGACCTGTCTGTCCGTTGTAGTGTGACTTCATCGCGAAGATTAGACCAGTTGGACCAGACATTGGCTGGACACCACATAGGTCGTATGCCATTAGGTTTGGCATTGCGCGACGTACTAGTGAGATTAGAACTGGATCCCAGTTCGCGACTGCACCGCCAGTTGAGTTAGTTGGTGCTTCTGCTAGGAAACCTGCTGTTGCATTGCGCTCTTCCATTAGAGCACGTTCTTGGTTTTCTAGGACGGCAGCAGTTACTGCCTTACGTAGTGGATCAGTGATCGCGCCAGCAGATTCTTCGTTAAGTACTGGTGACCACTTCTCAATCAATGTATCGAATGATTGCATTTTACTATTCCTTATTGCTTAGTGGTTTTACGAAGAGCGTGTAGGTAGTTCTCCATTACAGATGAAACCTCTACTTCTTCCTCTGCCGTTTCTTCGACAGATTCTTCAAGTTGCTCTGGGATTTCTTTTGAGAAGTATGATTCCTTGACAGTGTTAACCTTCGCAACGAAAGATTCTTCGTTCTCGAAGTCAACGCTTTCTAGGAGACCCTTTAGCTTCTCCGCTTGTGTATCTGCTAAATCACGTGATGCCTCAGCGATAATAGTGTTACGCTTATAAGTTTCAAGTTCTTCAGCTAGTGAAATTGCATCGCCAGTAGTGTTGTTTAGACGTTCTTCTAACTCTTCTACTTGTCCTGCAAGTTCGTCAACTAGGTCGACCTTGGTTTCTGGAACTTCGATGTATGACTCTACGAATAGGTCACGCATGTTGTTCATGAAAGACTCTGCGATTTCAGTACGTAGACCGTTCTGAATTGCAACCTTGTTGTCTTCCATCCAAGTTTCAACTACATAGTTTAGGTATGAATCAACCTTACCGACTAGGTCAGTTTTGATTGTTTCGACTTCTTCAGCAAGTTCTACCGCGTAGTTCTCTTCAAGACGTGTGATCTCTTCAGAAAGCTTTGACTTTACAGCCGCTTCGAAGATTACAGATGTCTTTTGCTTGAACTCTTCAGATAGAGTCGCTTCACCTTCAACAATCGCAGCTAGTTCAGAAGCAGTATCTACTTCCTCAACTGCAAGTTCAGCGTCAACGCTTTCAACACCCTCATACATCTTCTCATATGCAGCTTGTACATCTGCTTTTGATGAAGTGTTTAGTTTGCTGAACATAGCATTGATCATGCCTGCTTTAGTTTTTGGTGGGGTAGCCTTTGGAGCAGCATCGGATGCCTTGTCAACTGAAGCCTGTGCTTCTGGTTCAGTGATCGCGTCCTTGTTTTCTGGAGCTGCTTCTTCGAGAGTTTCCTCCACGATTTCGTTAGTTTCAATCTCGGTATCGCGGATTTCACTTTCTGCTGCTTGATTTAAATCAGTCATAGTGACTCCTTATAGTTTAGATTTGATTAACGAGAGGAAATTCTTGAACTCACGAATCTGCACTTCAGGTTGATGTGCGATAGGTGCTTGCTTAATTTCAGTCTCTATATCTTCAATAGCTTGAGGTTCTAGGATTCCGTTATTCCACACCCAATCTACACCTTCCATAATCCCATTAACAAATGCTTCCGGTGCCGATGGATCTTGTACGATATCTACCGTAGCAAGAATAAAATCATCCTTGACGTACATTACGCCGTTTTTACTCTCAAGACTTCCCATTCCACGAGTTGACACACCTAGTTGAACACCGCCCTCTAAGAGACCTTTCACTATCTGACCCATTGGGGTGTCCAATATTTGCGCCTTTCCAACCACATCATTTCCTTCAAATTTCAAGTCAGTAATGAGGTGAGAAACTTTATCCAAGTTAACAGTCGGTCCTTCTGGGTGATTCAATTCACCGACCGCGCGTTTTTTGCTAACCTGATTTTCAACATACGTATTTACCGCATTCTCCATGATTGGTTTTGGGTAGATACGTCCGTTACGATTCTTTTTGTCTGCCTGAGCGAATACACCTTCAATGACATAGTTCTTCTCGCCATTCTCTTTGGCTTCAACGATGCATTCAATGTCGTTTTCTACGAATTCGCTAATCAGTTTCATTTTACTTTCCTAAGTCCTTGAGGACTTGCTTAGCGGTAGACTCCGCTTCTTTCTGTGACTTAAACGTATCGACAGAGTCTCCGTCGATCGTTAGGTGAAAACCCTTCGATGTCTTGGTGATAACAACAGGGTAACCGGACATCTTCTTGTTGAAAACGACCTTGTCCTTTGCTTCACGAATTTCTTGAAAAGTTTTCATTCTTGTCTCCCTATTGGAGTATTTATACACAGAAAGTTTTTAACCGCGATTTTATTCGAAATCGTCCGCTTCTTCACCGAACTCCACGTCTTCGAAGTCGTCAGACTCTAGTGCCGCGTCGATTTCTTCGTCGGTTACTTCTAAATCTTCTGCTTCAACACCGTTGAATATTTGACCAGCAACACTAACCTTCTCTGCGTCAAGTGCGTCTTGCACCTTGTCTTGCATAAGGGTGTTAAATAGATCCTCGGCGGAAGTGAAGTTGCCGACCTCTAGTGCGTTGATTAGATTTTCTGTCGGTGATAGTTCAACTGTTTCAGTTTCGCTCATTACATATACTCCTTAAAAGTCATCATCCATATCGTCGCCGTTCTCGTTTTCGGCTTCGACTTGTTTCGCCATCTCTGCGATGTCCTCATCGTTGAACATCATGACGTTCTTCATAACCCACTCACGTGAGAAGTACTCTCCTACGTATGTGGAAATCTGGTCCATAGTCTGTAGTCGTTCGCGCAGTAGTTCTGCTTCCTTCAATTCGACAAAGTGGTTGTCACGGTTGAAGTCGATCTGGATGTGGTTCTTCCACGACTCCCAGTCCTGTTCAGTACATATACCTTTCAGTAACAACTGCTTACGCAGGATACCCGTGAATAGGTTTCCGAACTTGCGACGAATCCTATCGATGAACTTCTGGAACTTCACCTCATCACGATTGATCTCTGTCGCACGACCTAGTGCGAACTGTTGTTCCTGTTCGAGACGTGATAGAGGTACGTTCAATGAACGGTACAACTTCTTTTGAAAATAAATGATGTCATCGATCTGACCAAGGTTCTCACCGCCTGGCAGTGTACTAATCTCTGTTCCTCGACCACCCTCACGACGTGGTAACCAGAAGTCCTCAAGCATCGACATGTGCTTGCGGTCATCCTTAATTTCACCCGTGTTCGCATCATAGACAATCTTGTTGCGGTAACGCGCCATGATGTCCTTGATGTATTGTTCTGATTTGCCCTTCGGCAAGTTACCCACGTCGATGTAGAAGATGCGACGTTCAGGTGCGCGAGACATACGATAGATGACTAGCGAGTCCTCCATCATGCGCAACTGGTTTACGGGTTTGACTGCTTTCTGTAGATAGGATAGGACACGCTTCTTTGAGTTGTCCAATAGACCTGAAGTGATATACGAAACAGAATCAGAGGTCAACTTGACACCAGTGCCTGTACCGCCTTTGTCTTGGTAGATGTAAAACTCGTTTACCTTGTCTACCAGTTTCGCGCCAGTTGCTGGATCTGTTTTGTGTTTCACCTCTTTGACCTTGCGGATCTTTGCAGCGTCGATCGGACGAATCTCTTGGATTCCCATCTTAGGATTGGACGTGTCGACCACAAGGTGGTGATATAGTCGACCATCAACATACCATGAACGGAACATGTCGTGGCCGTATTCCTCGAAGTTCAACATCGAAACGATGTTGCTGAACTCTTCGAGTAGTGTGTTTTTAATTTTGTCTGAAGTGTCGACCTTGTCTAGGTTCAACGCAACAGTAGATTCTAGTTCACCCGCAACGATAGATTCGTTTAGGATGTCTTCGATTGCAGCATCGACTTCCGGATGTTCCGCGATCTGTCGATACTTAGTAATGAGTCCGTGATTATCTTTTGCAGATCCGCCTTCCATGTCGATGTATTGTCCGAAGTACGAACCCGACGCGGTGACGTAACCAGCACCATCCTCATCCACTTTAGGGACGATAGACGTTACCTTCTTTTCATCTTTTTCTTTTGACGCTCTCTTCAGTTCGAAACCGAACGCAGAGAAAACGTTTGAGTCATTATCTGCCATAAGATCCTCAGTTCAAGTATAAGGGGGTGCAAGGCACCCCCATCAAACTTACTTATAATACCATTAACTAGTGGTATTTGACTCCCAGTATTGAATTGCGAAATCAACTTGGAATTCCTCGATCGCGTCGTTTGAGTCATATGATAACTCAATTGATGCGACACTGATTGGGAATGCACCACGGAATGTGTATGACTTTAGTACACTTCCGTCTTTGTCAAGTTGCTCTACAGTCATATCTGCTTGGTATGCAACAGGACTTGTTAGACCTGTGTTTGCACTGTGACCATTGATGCCATTCATCCAGCGTTCCATTGCGTCACGAACTTCAAAACCTGTGTCGTTAGTTACCGTTACGTTCCAGTCTTCGAATGTACGGTCACCCGCAATCTTTAGGACACGACCACGGAAAGGAACATCAATTGAAGCTACCGTTGATGCAGGTAACTGTGATGCCTTACACATGAATGAAGTTAGTTCCGAATCTCCGCCAGCATATGCAGGGTAGTTTAGGATGACACGGAATAAGTTAGCACGTGCACCACCGCCCTTTAGTTTTGCTTTAAAATCGTCTACTCTAAGTGACATGTTCAATCTCCTTATACAGTGCCGACAACTTCTTCAAATTCGACACCAGTACGGACTGCGACGAAGTTGAGAGTGACGTAGTTGATTGAACGTGCTGGCTTGATGAAGACAGACGCGATGAATTGGTTCTGATCGATGATCTGAGGGGTGTTGTTCGTTTCGTCACAAACTACACGGAAGTCTGTGATACCACGACGACCCTGAATTTCACGTAGGAATGGTTCTACGATGTTTGTGAACTCTGCACGAGTGAAGTCGTCGTTCAGTTCGAATAGAACTTGCTTCGCAGCTTCACCGATTGCACGTTCGATGACTAGGAATAGTCGACGGACGTTGATGCGATCGAATGCAGATGGACGTGATAGTGCAGTCTTGTCACCGAATAGTACAGTGCCTTGGCCTGGCATAGAAACGATTGGGTTAACACGCGCTTCGTACATAGCGTTGCGGTCAGACTTTGTTGGGTTGAACGAAAGTGCTGATACACCGAAGTATTGACCACGGCGCGTTCCCGCAGGCGAGAACCAAGGTGCAGAGTCTAGGTCAGACGCTGCCATGATACCCGCAGTTGATGAACATGCTGGGATCATTTCGTACTTGTCTTCATACTTGTTGTAAACCTGAACCCAGTTACCGTCCATGATTAGGTATGAAGATGATGGTTTTGAAGACGCCCAAGTTGTAACGTCAGTTGCGTTTGCAGGTGCTGTATCTGGTGATGCAACAACAACACAGTCCATACGATTCTCTGCGATCTGTACGACGTTAGAGATCTGCGCGTTTGGAACGTTGTGTGCACAAATGAAGTCGATCTGGATTTGATCAACATCACCAAATGATGTTTCGATAGCGTCTAGTACGTTACCTGAAACGTCGGTTCCGTCGGCTAGGTCATATGTACCTGCTGCCGGAATGTCTGAAATCGAAATCCAAGTTGAACGACGATTGACATATTCAAGTGCATAACGCTCGTCGCCGACTACGTCGGTTAGGAAATCGAAAGATTCGACTTCTGCACCATCATATGAAACGACAATTTTTAGATCTGGGCTTGAACCCGAAACCACTACAGATATATCGTTACCTTTTGTACCGCCATACTTCGCAGAGACTACGTCGTCTGACGCAGCGAGACCGCCGTTGATGCGAGTAACAAAGGCACTACCTGAATATTTTAAGAACTGAGCGACAGCAAGGAAATCCTTTGAATCACTTCCGTCCTTTGGAGACCCGAATTTAGAAACTAGTTCTGATTCGTCACCGACAAGAACTGGTTCGCCTACTGGGCCCCATGCAAAGTCTCCGACGAATGCGCCAGTTGTAGAAGTGACCGCTGGGACAGTTCCCGACAGATCGATTTCTTTCAACTGGACATGCGGAGATGCCTGTGAAATAAGAGCCATGATTGTATCCTTCTAGTTAAGGTATAATAAGTTAAACATAATACGGAGTAATATCGTCAATAACACTATTTATAACTTACCAGTTTTCACCGTAATTTGCATCGAACGGGGTCTGAAAGTTCGTCCACTCTGCGCCATCTGTCGACGGCGCTTCGACCTGATCTCTCCCATCGTCGATGATACCGAACGGCGGTAGGTCTTCCTCGATCTGCGCCATCCTCTCTTCGAACAGAAGGTTCTTGATGTTCATGTCGAAGTTATCTCCGAAGGACTGGGTGGAGACGAAGTATCCGAACATCACTAGATTCATCATCAAGTCGTCATGGTTCCCGTCACTCGCCTCAAAGGAAACCCCTTTAGACACAAACGTCGATATCTCTAGGATTGTTTCTTCATCGACTACTTCTAATTTGTTGTTTTCCAGAATGTCCTTAATAGAAGAACACCCGATGCGTTTAACCTTTCGAGTCATTGTCACACCGAT